ACTGTATCTGATAACGTCCGCGTTCTTTCATAGCACGACTAGTAAAGATACCAATAACATTGTCTGCGGTCATAATCTTACTCAATCCGCCACTGATATGACTGTGATCAAATTCAATTTCTTCAACTGCGCTACGATTCAACTGACTAGCAGTAACAGTGATACATTTGGTCTCCATTGCCAAATTTCTAATCTCTTCTGACACATATTTGTCTTTTACAAACAGATCACTAGGACTGACCTTCACAGATAAAGGCATCATCAAATCGAGGTAATCTATTAACAAAACGTCTGGTTTTACGCCGGTTTTGACCTGATATTCCTTCAAATAGGCTCGAATATCATTACAATTTTTACCTGAGGGCATATACTTGATCTGTAGGTTTCCGCTACGTTTTTGTAGCATTTTAACCTTTAATTCCACATCATCGATACTGCGAAAAATATCCCTGGTACCGATTCCAGTAGTCATAGAATCAAGACGCATACCCACTAATTTTTCACTCAGTTCAAATGTAAGATAGATTACATTAAGTCCTGCCAGTGCCCAATTTACACCAAGATTAGCCAGGAACAAACTTTTACCACCTCCGGATGCCGCACAGAAAATATTCAATTCTCCACGATTGAATCCGCCATACAATTTCTTATCAACAGTGGGCCAACCTGTACTGACTTGGCCGTTGCCGTCCTTTAGTGCGTTAAGTCTAGTTCGCGGATCATCAAAATAATCTATACCCATGTCCTTGTTTAGACTAATTTGAATAGCATCCTTGATTAGTTTTTCAACTGGACCATACTCACCAGATTCGAGTAAATCGCTACTTTTAATAATAGCTCGCTCAAGTCCTTTATGCCTGCTAAAGTTTTCAAACTCGTTCATTAACCATTCATAGTTTTCCTTGGGTAAAGATACTGGCTCAAACTGATTTTTGGTTGAAACATTAACAATATTTGATTCGGGCATTACCTTATATTCATCAACATATTTGCTGATAAATTCTGCGGCAGATTGTAACCTTTGATCAAAATTTAATGGATCAAAAATATTTTGACAGCGTATAAATGTTTCTGCATCGCTGAGAAACATTGTTAGATATAATTTTTGTGTATCGTAGTCGTAGTTTGTTTTAGTCATTTAAATTCTCTAATTTTTTCTTAAGTAGATTTATTTTTATCTCTCCTGCGACCTTGTAGTGTAAAATTGTGGTTAGTGTATACAATCTGCCATATTTCTTTACAGCATCAGCAACGTCTTTGACATCATCGCCCCACGGCGGCAAGCTAGCACTCCAGTTATTTTTTATAGCATGTTTGAGCATCTTGCTTCCAGGATTATCCCTGTCAGGTACACATATAACCTCTCTTCCTAGAGCAGTCAACCGTGCTACTTGAGTATCGTTAGGTTCGTTAGTCATTATTCCAACACCATCTATAGCTATGGCATCAAATTGACCTTCTACTACAATTACATATTTGCGATCGTGCGTTTGGGCATCAATGTTAAACACATAACCGCTTTGACTATCTGTGAGATACTTAGGTTTACCATCTGTGATCTTTCTTCCTGTATATCCTACAATCTTTCCATCTTGATAAAAAGGAATTAACACTCTATCTATATAACCAGGGGCAGGACTCCACATCCAGTTGTACCAATCTAGATCCATTCCGCGACCCATGATATACTCTACTATCTTGCCGATATCTTCTGCAACATCTGGTAGATATCCAGTGTTGATCCATTCCAATACAGTCATGGTGCCTTCTGGCAACTCTCGCTCATCTAATGTAAGATTAAGTGCTTTCTTTAATACAGGCTGATTGTCTTTGATTTTAAGAGCTGCTAAATTGAGTTTACCAATATCTGAATCATTCATGCCGATCCACTTAAATAGATCTTTGGTATTTTTACTTAGTAGCTTACCCGGTTGCCAACCTGCGGCAAAGTTACAGTTAAAACAATGATAAACAAATCCATCATTATCAACTCTAACTCCTCCACGTAAACGATCGTCTTGTCTTTCGCCTCTGTGAGCACAGCACGGCGCATTAAAAGAAATCCACCCACCAGTGGTGTTTTTCCTTTTAGATGGCAGTAATGATAATAATGATGTTTGAATGTCGTTCACTACTATAGTTTAGCATCTATAGAGAACTTTGTCAAATGATCCGTAATAACTAGGATTATCATTATTTGGGTCTGTTGGCCCTTTTGCCGGTTGATAAACAATCCGGATATAAGAAAATATTCCGTTAAAATTTAAGTAATCGATACCAGTGAACCCATTATATTCTCTAGTTTCAATTGTTGCATACCTTCCAAACTCTGCAGGAGAATTGTATAGCGTACCTTGAATATATACTGTACCTTTAAAATTGGTCATATACATTGCCACGGTATGTAATCCAGAATTGCCATTATACTCAGGGTATGCATAGATGTTTCCGCTTAGGTGCTGGTAAAGGCTTATGCTATCGTTATACACTCGCTGAAACTCAATTATTTCTTGACTAGGTTGTAATGTAGGATATACATCTTGACTTAGTCTAACTGTACCCGAAACTCCATAATAAGTATTTGAATAAGCAGGAAGATAAGTTCCGTCGTTTTGATCTAAATACTTAATACTAAACTTATAATCAGTTGATGGCAAATCTAATGTGTCACTTTCTGTAAAAGTTAATTCACCTATTCCTCTGAGTGCAAAAGTATTACCATCGTCAAGTACATCTAATTTTTTTTCTAAGACTAACTGCTGAGTCGATGAATCAAACATAGAAAAAACATAGGTTGCTGTATTAGAAATAGTGATTCTTTTCTGATCGCTATTTTTAAATTGTATACGTACTTTGTTTTTAATTCCCTTTTGTATTTTTAGATCGTGTTGATACATGACTCGATTAACTCCCTTGGTAGTAGAATCCAAATCTAATATAATGTTGAGAGTGTTTGGATATAAATAGATTGGTAAATTTTGCATATATTGTATTTATTGCGTTAATGACAACAACTAATTCCTTCCAAGAAAACTATCCTTTTGTATCTTGTATCAAATCAAATGATACTGAATATGTCGGGATTGTAATTAACTTTGACAATTTTGTTACTAGTATCTATGACATTTCTGTTATAAAATCCACTGATGAAAAAAAATTGTTTTTAGAACTAGGAGAAGTTTGGTGGTGGGAAAGTAACAGAAAAATACCAATTAATATTTTTCTAAAGAAAGAAATGCAGTTTTTTAGATATGCTATTAAAACTTTCAATAGCAAAGACATTGAACTTGTTTTTGGACCAAGTGTTAATTTAAGCGAAATTGCCGAAAAGCGTATAAAACGTAAATCAATACAACTAATTAGAACTCCTAGGAGTATCCGTAGCTAATTTGTTCACAAATTAAATTCATCTGAACAACAATAGCCGATGCATATGCAACTGCATGTGCCTTTTTAAAGAAATACTCATCTCCGTCTGGTTTCTGCCAAACTTCTTTCTTCACGACAGACCAATCTTTTCCAATTAGATAACGTTTTGCTGGTCGAATCATAGCCAGCACAGCAGCCAATTCCTCTACACTTGTTGGCTTCATTATCCGTAGTGTAGCACCATGTCCGTTCACATGAAACAGCAGATTTACAAAATCGTCTTGCAAGAGTAGATCCCATAATGGTTCCTGGTTAAGTAAGTGAATTAAATGTTCTTCGTTTCTAATGCCTTGGTATAAATTAACATTAAGAAAATCTACCTTGAAGTATCCTCGTTTTTCTGCTTCTTTGTAGTCAATACTTGAACAGCCTGTTAATGGATTTACAGGAATACTACTGACATATACTCCGGTATTATGACGACGGGTTACACCTTTTTCAATTATGGATGCAGGAACATGCTGGATAATGTCCAGGGCCTTGGTTCTGTCAGCAAAGTCTATATCAATATCCGGCATTTCTAATCTCGTCGTAACTTGGTGCGTAGTTACCGCGGTGTTGTACTGTAATACTTGCCGCAATGTTAGCAAACATTATAGCTTTTTCTATGT